GTCAAAGGCTTGGAAGTCTTGGGTCTCAAGTATGAGGAAAGAACAGAGCCTTGGAATGGAGCCTGTGGCGTATTCTCTACCGTCCTAACAGAAGCTGCGATCAGATTCCAAGCTGAATCCATTATGGAATCTTTCCCTGCTGCTGGGCCTGTCAGGAGCGAGACATATGGAAATCCCGATAAGAAAATTCAAGAAGCTGCGTCTAGGGTTGAGACCGACATGAATTTCAGGATTGTCGAGAAGATGCCTGAATACCGCCCTGAGCATGAAAGAATGTTATTCGGTCTAGGACTTGCCGGGTCATCCTTTAAAAAGGTCTATGACGATCCTGTCCTCGGTAGACAAACATCTATCTATGTGACCGCAGAAGATGTAATTGTTCCTTATGGAGCATCATCTCTCATGACCGCAGAACGTGTTACCCATGTGATGCGTAAGACCAAGAATGAATTAAAGAAGCTTCAAGCTGCGGGTTTCTACCGAGATGTGGATCTTGGGGAACCTCAAAACATCATGTCTGATGTGGAGAAGAAGAAAGCCACCCAGCAGGGATATAAAGCGCTTGATGATGACCGCTATCAATTCCTAGAGATCTGTACAGATTGGGATATTGAAGGTTTAGAAGATTTAGATGAGAACGGTGAAGAGACAGGAATAGGAGTCCCTTATGTTATTACCATCGACAGGGGGACAAATAAAGTTCTCGCTATTCGCAGAAATTGGGAAGAAGATGATGACAAGAAAATTCGCAGATGCCATTTTGTGGATTATTGTTATATTCCCGGCTTTGGTTTTTATGGCATGGGCCTTATACATATTATTGGTGGTTATGCTCGTGCTGGGACTTCTCTTATTCGCCAGTTGGTGGATTCCGGCACTCTGTCCAACCTGCCTGGTGGCCTTAAGACTCGGGGAGCCCGAATCAAAGGAGACGATACACCAATTAATCCTGGAGAATTCCGGGACGTAGATATCCCAAGCGGGGCTATCAAAGACAACATCATGACTCTCCCTTATAAGGAGCCAAGTCAGACTCTGTTGACGTTATTGAATCAAATCACTGACGAAGGACGCAGATTAGGCTCTATTGGGGATCTTCAAATCTCTGATATGTCAGCCAATGCACCCGTAGGAACGACTTTAGCCCTCTTAGAGCGTACCTTAAAGACCATGTCTGCGGTTCAGGCACGTGTCCATTACTCGATGAAGCAGGAATTTAAGCTTCTAAAAGAGATTATTAAGGACTATGCGCCCGATGAAATTGACTTTGAAGAGGGTAAAAACGGTGAATTTGCCTCTCGTCAGGACTATGAATTGGTGGATGTTGTCCCTGTTTCAGACCCCAATTCATCCACAATGGCCCAGCGGATCATGCAATACCAAGCTGTTATGCAGTTGGCCGCTCAAGCTCCACAGATCTATAACCTTCCCAACCTCCATAGACAAATGATTGATGTCTTGGGAGTTAAGAATGGTGAAGATTTAGTCCCTGTTGAGGATGATGAGAAGCCAAAAGATCCAATCAGCGAGAACATGGGCTTCTTGAAAGGTGAGCCCACCAAGGCATTCATCTATCAAGATCATGATGCCCATATCGCAACGCACACAACGTTTATGCAAGATCCCATGATTGCCCAGCAGATTGGTCAAAACCCAATGGCAAATCAAATCATGGCTGCGGTTCAGGCTCACATTGCAGAGCATTTGGGTTTCTCTTATAGACAGAAGATCGAACAGCAGATGGGTGTGCCCATGCCTGCGCCCGATTCTGAAATGACACCCGAGATTGAGGTTCAGTTGTCTAGATTAGTTGCTCAGGCAAGTACTCAGCTTCTACAGAACAACCAAGCTCAGGCACAGCAGGCTCAAGCCCAACAACAGGCTCAAGATCCACTGGTTCAGATGCAACAACAAGAGTTGCAGATCAAGAACGCAGAACTACAAACTAAAGCTCAGAAGACTCAGGCTGATATTCAAAATGCTCAGGCTCGTTTACAGCTTGATCATATCAAGGCGCAGTTTGAACAGCAGCGTTTACAGCTTGAGGCTCAGAAAACACAACTGCAAACACAGTTGGAAGCCGAGAGGATTAAGAGTCAGACACAGCTTGAGCAGATGAAACTGCAAGAGCAACAGCGTCAGGCCAATCAAAAGGTTCAAGTAGATTTGTTTAAACGGAATAGCTAATGGAAGAAAAACTCTTAAGACATTTGCTCAACGAATTTAGGGACAGGGAGAAATCTCTGCAACTGAGTCTAGGTGACGGCGCAGCAACGGACTACGCCGCTTATCAGAACATGTGCGGACAAATTAAAGGTCTCGTGTACGCACAAAGTATTGTTAATGACCTTTTACGAAAAATGGAGCAAATCAACGATGAGTGAACTTTTAATCAGTGACGGAGTGGCAACGACAACCCTCCCAGAAAGCGCAGAAGAAAAGGCAAAACAATTGCCTGAACCTTCTACATTCCATATCTTAACTGTCTTACCCGAGATTGATGAAAAATACGAAAGCGGACTCGCTAAAGCAAGTACTACCGTGCATTACGAAGAAGTACTTTCGCCAGTATTGTTTGTCGTCAAGATGGGGCCTGACTGCTATAAAGATCCCACAAGATTCCCGTCAGGGCCATCCTGCAAGGTCGGTGATTTCGTCATTGTTCGACCAAACACAGGCACACGACTCAAGATTCACAACAAAGAATTCAGGATCATTAACGATGATTCTGTCGAGGCTGTTGTAGAAGACCCCCGTGGAATTAGTCGAGCATCTTAAGGAGTAATCATGGTTGATAAAGTTGAATTTAGCTTCCCCGATGAGGCGGAAGAGAAACCAACTCGTCTAGGCAGTAGGGTGGTAGCACCTGAACCTGAAATCGTAGTTGAGACAGAAGAATCTCCAGAAATAGAGGTTATTAATGATACACCCGAGGAAGATCGGGGTAGAAAGCCTATGGCTTCTCCTCCCCAAGAACCCACAGATGAAGAGCTTGAAACTTACACGAAGAAGCAGCAAAGCCAAAAAATCCGTGAGTTTGCCAAAGGCTATCATGAAGAACGCAGAGCTAAAGAAGCAGCCCTGCGTGAACGGGAGCATGCACTTGCGTTAGCAAAGGCAGTCTATGAAGAGAACGAAAAGCTAAAGGGCACTGTAAACGTTAGTCAATCTGCGTTGATTGATCAAGCGAAGAAAGTAGTTGGCAAAGAGATCGAAGAAGCTGAACGGGCTTATAAACAAGCCTATGAGGCCGGAGACTCTGATGCGTTGCTAAAAGCTCAAAAAGAATTAACTTTGGCGGCCATGAAAGCTGAAAAAGTTAACAATTTTAAGCCTGCCCCTTTACAACCTGCTCAAAAAGTAGTACAACCTAGTTACCCGCAGGAATCTCCTGAACCTGATCCCAAAGCTGTGCGTTGGCAACGATCCAATACATGGTATGGGCAGGACACAGAAATGACAAGTTTGGCCTTAGCGGTGCATACCAATCTTGTTAATTCGGGCGTTGACCCGCAAAGTGACGAATATTATCAACGACTAGATAACCGAATTCGTCAAGTTTTCCCGGACAAGTTTGATTCCGGCGAAACCGCTGATACGAAGCAGCGCACTAAATCAAATGTTGTTGCCTCTGCCACTAGAAGTGTTGCCCCTAAAAAGATAACGCTTGCGGAGTCAGAAGTAAACATCGCAAAACGGCTTGGTATTCCTTTGGAACGCTACGCCCGTGAAGTAGCAAAACTCAGGAGAACATAATGGCTGAAACTCAAAACCGTGAACCCCGTGCATCACAAAATCGTGAAACTTTCCAAAGACCTCAATCGTGGAGGCCTCCGGAGATTCTCCCAATGCCTGATCCTAGACCAGGATGGGTGCACAGATACATTCGTATCAGCATGGTTGGTCAAGCAGACCCGGCCAATATTTCTTCCAAACTTAGGGAAGGATGGGAACCCGTCAAGGCGGCAGAATATCCTGAACTAATGGTTCATGCGACTCAAAGCGGTCAATTTATTGGCAACATTGAAGTTGGTGGACTGTTGTTATGCAGAATTCCAGAAGAGTTTATGAAACAGCGGGATGCTTATTACAACTCGCAAAACAAAGCGCAGATGGAATCCGTAGACAACACGTTCATGCGTCAGAGTGATCCTCGCATGCCTCTCTTCAAGGAGAGATCAAGTAAGGTCACTTTCGGTTCTGGTTCAATTTAAACAGGAGTCCTTAAATGGCTTATCCATCAGTCCCCGCCCCATACGGGCTTAAGCCTGTTAACTTGATCGGTGGTCGTGTATATTCTGGTTCTACCAGGATGTTCCCTATCGTGAATGGTTACAGCACATCGTTGTTTAACGGTGACGTTGTTGACCTCGGTACTGGTAATAATATCGGTAACTTGGTTACTACTGGACTTACATACAGCAGCACATCAGCTTCCAATGGAACTATTGGCGTGTTTGTTGGTTGTGAGTACTCAACCACTGGCGGCCCAATTTACGGTAAAAACCGTTTCCAATATTGGCAAGCCAGCACAACAGCTACCGATGCAATCGGTTACGTTGTAGATGATCCTCAAGCAGTGTTTAAAGCAGCCGTTGTAAATGGTGGCTCTGCACAAAGCTCTACAGTTCTCTATGCATGTAACGCATTTATCGGCGCTAATGGTTTCTATTCTGGTGCAGGCGGATCAACTACAACTGGCGACTCTGCTGGTGGTATTGCTCTTTCAGCTTCAGCTACAACCACTTCTGCTGTTACTCCCGCTACAGGCGGCGCTCCTTTCCGTATCGTTGGCATTGTGCCTGATACAGCAGTGAGCGTGGTTCAAAGTGCTACTACTAGCTCAACGACAATCACATTGTCTGCGTCTAACAGCAGCATTTACCCCGGCATGGCAGTTTCTGGCCCCGGCATTACAGCAGGTAACAATACCTATGTAACGACCGTGAACGGAACAACAGTGACGATTAACAGAGCCGTTGGCACTGCACAATCCACTGCTGCTAACTTTACTTTCACTGGCTATCCTGAAGTGTTGGTGACTTGGAACTTTGGTTTCCACAGTTACTTCAATGCTACTGGCGTTTAATTAAGGAGCTAAATCATGGCTATTTCACGTGCACAACTATTGAAAGAGTTGCTCCCTGGTTTAAACGCATTGTTTGGCTTGGAGTACGCTCGTTACGGCGAAGAACATAAAGAAATTTATGAGACTGAAACCTCTGAGCGTTCCTTTGAAGAGGAAACTAAACTGTCCGGCTTCTCTGCCGCACCTGTCAAAAATGAGGGCCAAGCCATCGCTTATGACAATGCTCAAGAGGCATGGACAACCCGTTATAACCACGAAACCATTGCCCTTGGTTTCTCAATTACTGAAGAAGCAATTGAAGATAACTTGTATGACAGCCTAGCCGCTCGTTATACAAAGGGTTTGGCTCGTGCTATGGCCTACACCAAGCAAGTTAAAGCTGCTGCCATTTTGAACAATGGTTTCAACTCTGCTTACCTCGGTGGTGACGGTGTTGCGTTGTTCTCTACTGCTCACCCCTTGGTGAACGGTGGTACGAACGCCAATACGCCCACTACTCAAGCTGACTTGAATGAAACCTCTCTCGAGAGCGCAGTTATTCAAATCGCAGCTTGGACAGATGAGCGTGGTCTTTTGATCGCTGCTAAACCCAAGAAGTTGATTGTTCCTCCTTCATTGCAGTTTGTTGCAACTCGTTTGCTCGAAACTAAACTGCGTGTTGGTACAAACAACAATGATATTAACGCTATTGAGAACAATGGTTCTATCCCTGAAGGATACACACAGAACCACTTCTTGACTGACGTTAATGCATGGTTCTTGACCACAGACGTACCTAACGGTATGAAGCACTTCGAGCGTACACCTCTCCAAAATTCAATGGACGGGGACTTCGACACAGGTAATGTTCGCTATAAAGCACGTGAGCGTTATTCTTTCGGATGGTCTGATCCCCTCGGAATGTGGGGCTCTTCAGGTTCATTCTGATAAAAAAAGGGGGCTAAAAACCCCCTTTTTTGTTGACCATGTTTAAACTACATGGTATAAACAGATATCTAGGTTTTTTTCTCTTGTTGACAGCCCGCCTAGGGGTCACGATGCAACGATTAACAAGAGGCTTTTGCATAAGGAATTATCATGGCACGTGCAACTTTTGAAGGCCCACTCCTATCGGGCGATAATAGATTTGGCCCACTACGCAATGTAGGCTATTCTCAATTGGTTCAGAATTGTGATATTGATGTATCAAACACAACTTCTGGCACATCAACTTTTGGTGGAAGTTCAGGAAATTTTGTTAACTCAAATACAATTCCTAACCAAATTTCCCCTGTATATACACCTTCATCGACTGTATATCCTTCTGTTCTACAGACACTCCCCGCAGATTCAGCAACCAACGTTTATCGTGGCTGCGTGTTTTATTTGCCTACAGGCGCAGATTTGGATGATGTTTTCATCGACATGGCCACTGTATTTGCCGTAACAGGTGGTACAGCAGCTTTGACTTCTGTTCAGTTCTTGGTTTCCAATAACTACACAGCCGCCGCAGGCACAGCCAACTACTTTACTACAGGCGTTATCGCTTCTGGTTCACAAGCAGTTGGTCGTCAAACATTGAGTGCTTTCACCAATACTCAAATTCTCAATCAATCAGCAACATCTACTGACATTCTTCAGGCAAATGGTCAACCCAATTTGTCTCAAGTTGTGGTCACAATTGCGTTGGTTGGTACAGCACTTGGTACTCGTACAGGTTTGACAGGTCAGATCAATGTAACCTTGCGTTATACACAACCTGACAACAACATCGGTACAACCACAACTTACCCCTACGGTAACTT